GGGATCGAAGCCCGTCATGCACCCCAATTTCAAAAAAACGAATCATAGCGATTCACTATATTATTAAGGATTAAAACATGAAAAAAATTATCAAGGCTTCACTTGTTTCACTTGCATTAGCAGCAACTTCCGCGAATGCAGGTTTGTTTGATTCGGTCATGACTTCTGATTGGAAGACGATCGAATCCAAGCCATACAACCTTGGCGTTTATGGTTATGACGCTCGTGCGTTTGAATGGACTCCACTTGACAACCCAAACGTACGTTGTGTCTTTGTGGCGTCAAATGAGTCTTCTGGTGTTGCGTGTTATGAAGTTTCAGAAAAATAAACCGGATATTGCACTGGGAGCGCCAACCTACAATATCGACTGAGTGAATATCATTGCCCGTTGGTAATGATTGAAACTCACTGGCGCATTACAATCAAAGGAAAACCAATGAAAGACCTCAATGAAACGATCGAAGCGGTTCTCAGCGGCACACAGTCAGCAAGCGCCGGAACTGAATCACTTGACGAAAAATACGCCAAGTCGATGGGCTTCACTAATTGCGAGAAGGCGATTCAAGCCTTGGCTCTTTACCTTCACCCAACCAGCAACCTCGCTCGTTCAATATCAGCAAGCTCAGACAATGTCTCGAAAGAGTTCAAGAAAATGAAGAAGCACATGGACGCGATCAAGGTGATTTGGTCTGAGGTCGAATACACGATTGGAATGAACGAGTCTGTTCAAGAAAGCACTAGTACGGTCGGTGACGTCAAAGCGAGACACGAACAGCTCAAGAAAACCCCCATCGCGAAGCTTAGAAACCAGCTTGGAATTATGAACCGCGTCGTGAACGTCAAAGAATATGACAAAGCTGGTGCAATCTCAGACATCCTTCGTGGTGAGTTCGGAAACAAGCTTGTCGCAAAAACATTCGGTCTTGACAAATAACCCCAAAGGGAAGCAATGAAAATAACCAACGAGAAATTCGAAGTCATCGGAGATTTGGTTAAGTCCAACGACACATATCAGATAATTGATAACACCGATCTCGAACGTTTATCAATCTCCAGTACAGACCTCCGTCCAGGGAAGACGACGAGAGGTCATTCCCATGATGCCCAAGAAGAAGTTTACACATTCACGTTAGGTCGTGGAAAAATGAAAGTCGGTGAAACGGTTTTCGGAGTGGAGCAAGGCGACATTGTCGTCATTCCAGGCGGTGCATTCCACAAAGTTTTCAATGATGGCCCAGGAGTTCTGAGGTTCGTCTGCATTTTTGAAGGAAAGAGGATTTTACAATGAGCCATTACGACTGCAAGAACTGCGGACACAGTTTCGGAATCAGTTGGGGAATGTGTGAAGCATGCACCCCACCGGAATACGTGGACCTCGGACGCGAAATCAAGAAGATCAAGGAATCTGCAAAGGATGCTTGGGGTGTGCATAGTGAGATCAGCCGAAAGAAGTTTATGGATGAGTGGCAGAATGAGAATGGATATCAGGAAAAGACCGCTCGCCACGAAGAAATCCGCACGGAACATTTGACCAAAAAAGATTAAAAAACCCCTCCTCGTCACTATAACATAAGTGAATCAAATAAACAATCAAGGATTTCCATGACCAATATCACGAAGTGTTCAATCGACGATACGAAATGTTCCCATTCATATATTTTTGAAAGCAAGGAACTGGATTTGATCGTTGCAATCAAGTGTGCTTCAACGGCACATGATGCAGCGGTTCAGCTTAAATACTGCTATCCAGATGACTTCGATCTGTTTGAGATCACGGGTACGGTTGACAAAACAATTTATTGAGAAAGCGTATGGCAGCACGAAATGACATCACTGGGGACTTAATTAAATCCCGAGTGAGTTCAGACAAGTTTAACGCGAACTGGGATGCAATCTTCAGAAAGAAAAGCATTCCGGTTGAGAGTATTGATACAGAAGCTGTATTAAATAACGTTGAAGAAGACGTCATCGACCAACATACGGTTGTGCGATAGACATTTATATTATGAAATTAAGGTAAGGAAAAACATGAATTTAGTATCACCAATATCTGTGGCTGTTTTGGCCATTATGTCCGGAAGCGTATTTGCTGCTGGAACAGTTGAACTTGAAGTAGGAAAGAACACCGCTGGCACATTCGTTGCCACACCTGAAATCACTATCTCCCAAGATGTTGTTTCTGGCTTTGGTGTTGGATCAATCTCTTTGGTTTCTGATGGTTCGTCAATCCTTGTTGATGAATATTCTTTTGGGATGGAAACTCCCGTAATCGGTTTGAGTTTCGGTGACCAAGGGGACATCTTCTTGACTGGTGCCTTTGATGGTTCAAGTCTTGCAAACCCAACAACTGGTAAACAGTCACTTCAAATGAGTGCATACGGCGTGAAGACGCACGTTGGCTTCACTGATGTAACTGCAAAGATCGCAGACGTGTCGAACATTCAGTTCGCAATCGCTTCTGAGATTGGCTCGTTGGTTTCTGACTACAACTTTGATGACAAGACATACGCTGTTGGTTTAGGCATGTCAGTCACTGCTGGTCAGGTAGGCTTAAACGTAAACGCCACATACGGCACAGTTGGCGCGGCATATGAAGTGAGCACAAGCGCATTTGACGCAACGGTTTACGCAAACGGCGCTGAAGGTCAGATCCTTTCTGAGATCGGCTTTGGTCGCAGCACATCGATCGCGAACATGACTCTTGAAACTAACTTGGCATATCAAGTGGTAGCCAAGACTTATGAGCCAACCTTGACTCTGACGTCTTCTTTCTAAAGACAACACAATGTGACAAAGAGGCCTTCGGGCCTCTTTTTTTGTTATTATTTAAAAAACTCGAAACTAACACTATAACAGTATTACTAAAACAACTTCGAGGAAAATGATCATGACATACAACATGTATCTCGATGACATCAGGAACCCAAAGACATCACGTGACTGGTGCGTCGTGAGATCTTTTGACGAAGCGACCAAGATGATGTTGTCGTTCGGGATTCCTGAGTACATCAGTTTTGATCATGACTTGGGTGAGGCTGACGAAAGGACTGGATATGATCTCGCGAAGTGGATTGTCGAGCAAGACATGGACGGGAAGTTGTCGATTCCTGACGTGTTCGAGTTCAACGTTCACAGCGCAAATAGTGTCGGAACGGCAAACATCCAGTCTTATCTTGATTCATATATTAATTGGAGACAGTCTGATGAACGAACTTGAAGAACTGAGGCTTAAAGTTGAGAGGTATGAAATCATATTCAATGAATTTTCAAACCGATTGACAAAGCCATACATTTGTGGAACGTCGAAGGCCACGAACGAACAAGGAATGCCAGATTCACTTTTTGTTAATCTTGTTTTGGGTGTGGATGACGTTGCAATTTATAGAAGGGACAGGCTCCCAAAGGTGAAACCATTATGAACGAATATAACTATGATGACTATCAGGATAAAGTGGACGATGCAAAGGATCGATACGCTGACATGATGTCTGAAGAATCAATGTCCTGTAATGAGGATATCACGAACGTTGAAACCTATGAAAACGCGGATGGTTCGATGAGACTATCAATGGACCTCTCACCATCAGTCCAGACAAAGTTCGTTGAACATGGTCTTCGATACCTTACAGATTCGATGATTGAGGCTGATGAAATGATCGTTGATGACACGAACTCATTCAGTGTTGAAGCCAGAACGATTGTCATGACGAATGAGATGACAAACATTCTCTTCCACTTCGGCTGCATTGCTGGACTCAGAGAGGGAATGAAACGTGATCTTGAGGTGATCGATGATATCTAAGAAAGAGTTGATTGATGCAATCAGTATGTCACGCCCAAGGCGCGTGTCGCAAAACTCATTCTCCGAGCCTTACGAACTGAAATTTGAACGTGATACTCGTGGGTTTGACAATCTTTTTGCGGCTGTTCACTTTGAACGTAGGTTCTCAATGACATTCAACAGAATGGTCACGACTACTGAAGGTGAACAGAATGATGCCGAACTCGAAGCCATGATCAAGAAAGGAATGGCCGCTTCGATCCATGGAAGTTTATATTCAGAGATCACTTATGACATTTGTAAGTCTCGATATGAGATTGAGATGGGTGGAACGAGGGAAGCGGCAATCAAGATCCTTGACAGGTTGCTCGACAAAATCGAAGGAACAGAACACGATTACAATATGTGATCGAAAGTATTTAGGCGAAGTTGCCTAAAAGGGTGAATAATATGGGCTCTTTGAGCTTCACCCCGATGCCCCGTTGAGGAGGTTAGGCCAGTCCTAGGAAAGATCGACATACCCAGCAGGTCTATCAGGACTGGTGGCAGTAGGGGTGTCTGTGTGGAAGTCACGTGTACGTAAGACAGGTGGGTAAGGCGTACACCAAATTTAATCAACTAAGGAAGTATATTATGATTCCACTTGCAATCATTGGAATAATTGTTTCGGTTGGGGTTTTGGCCGTGGGTATCAACTTTATTGTCACGTTCGTGACATTCAAGGGGAAAGGCGATGAATGAGCCATTAAGATCTGATCATGAAACTCATGGGTCATTCATCATAGCGCGACGTGCGTACGAAGAATACATTGATAATGAAGAAAGGAAGACGACGATGAGTAAAGTTTACACGGGTGCGGTAGTGGCATTGGTTGCGGTTGTGGGTTTGACCGTTTTGGGTGGATCTTGGTACACGGTTGATCAGGGTGAACGAGGTGTGATTTTACGCAATGGCGCGATCACTGGAACCGCTGAGCCAGGACTTGGTTTTAAGATGCCAATCGTTGACTCTGTTGTTGACATTGACGTGCGATCTCAGGTGGTTGTGTATGACAACATTCTTGCATATTCACGAGATCAACAGACTGCAAACTTGACCGTTTCGGTGAACTATCGTGTTCCTGCTGACACAGTTGCAACGGTTTATGAAGACTATGGTTCTGTTGCTTCGCTTGCAACTCGATTGCTTGATCGTCAAGTGATGGACAAGAGTAAGAGCGTGTTTGGTCAGTTTAATGCTGTTGAGGCAATCCAAGGCCGCGCACGTTTGGTGGCTGAAGTTCAAATGGCAATCCAGGAAGCGGTAATTGGCCCAATCACAATCGAGAGTGTTCAGATCGAGAATATTGACTTCTCAGACACATATGAACAATCCATCGAGCAACGTATGTTGGCGGAAGTTGAAGTTCAGAAGGTTGAGCAGAACAAAAACCGTGAAGTGGTTCAAGCTGAAATCAAGGTGATTCAGGCACAGGCAACGGCAACCGCTCGAGTAGCATCAGCGACAGCAGAAGCAGAGGCCATTCGACTTCGAGGAAACGCAGAAGCAGAGGCAATCACTGCCCGAGGCGAAGCGTTGAATGAGAACCCAAGTCTTGTCGCACTTGTGCAAGCGGAACGTTGGAATGGCGTGTTGCCAACCACGATGCTGCCGAACTCAACGGTCCCATTCATGAACATGAACTAAAATAAGAGAAGACGGAAACCACGAAAGTGGTTTTTGTCGGTAAAAGGTGAAAAATATGAAATGTGTTATCTGTGAAGAAGAACTCAAGTTTGGTCGATGCACAAGTAAGTACTGTGATGTTGATATCTCGAGTCATTATGAGGTCAAGGCCCATGGATTCCTCTGGATGAGAATGAAACGACCTAATGCGTTGTCAGCGGAAGGATGGGGCAACTGGGACGCGCTCGCGAAGAAGACACACCCAATCCGGTTTTACTTATCGGAAACGGTCCGTCCATTCTTCAGCCGAATCCGATACCGCACGTTCACCAATCCGTATGACTGGTTCCGATACCGGACGTTTAATCGATATCATCATGTGAGTACTGGGTTGGATCCCGGATGGCGAGATGTTGATGCTCAGATGTTGTCAACGAACTTCACGATGCTTGTCGATTTTATTGAGATCGAAAAGGCGTCATGTATGTTGTGGACCGAAGGTGAGAAGAACACCCGAAGATGGTGGCAGAAAGGCCCGTTTGATAATTGGCGTGATGCGAACCTTGGAGTGAAACACCTCCTATGGGAGATGAAGCTCAGCCGCACTGAGGAATATGGACTGAAGGAGGGGGACTCTGATTACGGCGAACCGACTCGTCAGGCCATGTCAGCGAAAGAGCAATATGAGCTTTATGTCTGGTGGAAGGAGTATCGCCCATTACGCGAAGATCCAATGGATGCGTCCGGACTGGGTGCGTGGTATGACGAACACAGAGCCGAGGGAGATGGAATAATCGCCATGATGAACGCCAACCGCGAAGCTCGGAAGGGAAACGAAGAGCTCCATAAGACCATGATGGATCTCCATACAAAAATCGAAGAAGATCACGACACGGAAGACCTCAACATGCTGATTCGCCTGATGACAATCCGACAGAGCCTCTGGTCATAAATCCGAAAAAGATTCGGAATAGTTTCGGAAAGTCCTTGCCATTTCCTAAAAAATGTGGTATAATAGCTATAACAAATTAAAGAAATGAGAAGGAAAGATCATGAAAGTAAAATATATGTCAGATCTCCATTTGGAGTTCGATAAACTAAACGAAGAACCAGAAGCCGACACAAACGTGTTGGTCTTGGCTGGTGACATCACGATCAAAAACAGGGTGGATTGGATCAATGAACAAGCTGAAAGATTTGAGCACGTTGTCTATGTTACTGGTAACCATGAATATTATAAGTCTAATATTTCTCATACAGATGAGTACTTGTCAGACGACTTAGACCCTCGAATACACTTCCTTCAGAACAGCTCTGTGAAGATCGAAGATGTGTGGTTCCACGGCGCAACGCTGTGGACTGATATGGGTACGCCTGCTGATGAGTATTTCATCTCGAAGGGAATGAGCGACTTCAGGGTGATCCGTAAAGGCGCGGAATATCGGAGATTCAGGCCAAATGATGCCAAGCTTCTCCATCACGAATCAATGATGTATTTGAAGAAGAACGTCAAGGAAGGTGATGTTGTCGTGACACACCATGCCCCATCGTTCAAGTCATCGCTTGACCATTTCATAGGAAGCCCGTTGAACCCTGCATATGCGACGGACCTGTCCAACTTTATGATGGACTACAAGCCGAAGCTCTGGATCCACGGACACATGCATAACACGTCTGACTACAAAATAGCAGGAACGAACATTCTCTGCAACCCTCGTGGATACAGTCACGAAGAGAACTTTGAGTTCGACGTCAACAAAACGTTTGAGGTATAAAATGGAAATCGATATTAAATTAGCGGAGATTGTGGCACACACTGCACATTCAGCCGCCGGAAACTTGAGGAAATACACGGACGACCCATACATCGTTCACCCCAGAGAAGTGGCGGAGATCGTCAGAGCTCACGGTGGATCGGATGACATGATCGCTGCTGCATTCCTCCATGATGTCGTGGAAGACACTCATATTGAAATCGAATACATCGAAGAGGTGTTCGGTACTCGTGTCGCTGATCTCGTTGCTTGGCTCACTGATGTGTCGGTTCCGGGGGACGGAAACAGAGCCGCGAGAAAGGCACTTGATTGCGCCCATATTGCTGATGCCCCGTATAAGGCTCAGTTCGTGAAATGTGCGGACATCATGTCAAACACGAAGTCAATCTTCGAGCACGACCCGAAGTTCGCGGAGGTTTACATCCCCGAGACAAGGGCAGTACTTGAGGCAATGACGAAGATTCATATGACTGAAATTTACATGAAAATGACATAATTTCCGTTGGAAAAACACTATAACAGGTTCAATGAAACAAACAAAGGAAATGAAATGAAAGCAGAATATGTTCGCCAGCCAGGAAATGAGCTGACGGTCGTCAACGCGGCACGAGTCTCATTCGATAAAGAGTCTTCGTTTGAACTTGGATACTCAAAAGAGTTTGATGAGTTCAATCTCAAGGCCGAAGATAAAGGATTGATTCGATACCTCGCAAACCACGGTCATTGGAGTCCGTTCAGCCACGTCCGTGAAACGTTCAAGTCAACATTGGGTGTTCTGAGTGTCAACTATGAAGAGTTGCCGATTGAACTTCGCTCTGCGTTGGTCTTTGACGTGACACGGGATTTCTTCTATGAGCGGACATCCGTTTATGGTTGGATCCAGTTACTTAAGAATGGCTTCGTGAAGGTGTCTCAACAGGAGCATTTGATCGAGGACTTGACAGACAAGTACCCTGAGACAATGGAAGCATATGACCTTCGTTCTGAAGGTGTCGGTGCGTTCCCCCGTGAGATCTCAAACGAAGACTTGGATCACCCAGACTTCACTGATGCAACGTTGCGATACACAGTCCCGATCTTCATCTCCCGACAGGAGTTCAAGCATATTGTTGGATTCGCACGAAATGAGACGAGTCGTCGATATGTTGATGATACCCCTGAGTTGTTCACCCCGAATGAGTGGCGTAAACGTCCAGAAGGGAGCGTCAAACAGGGAAGCAGTGCAGAGATCATCACTGGAAGTCATTGGTGGGATTCAGCTGAATATGATCAAACGATCGAAGAACGTCATGAAGAGCACAATCAATATTGCCTTGAATACTATGATGATTTAATTCGTCTAGGTGTTGCGCCGGAACAGGCTCGAATGGAGCTTCCACAATCAATGATGACTTCATACTATATCACGGGATCACTATCAGCCTATGCGCGGATGGTGTCACAACGAAGTGATTCACATGCTCAGGTTGAGATTCAAGAGCTTGCAGCGATGGTCGATGATGTCCTAACTGCGGAGTTCCCGGAGTCTTGGCCTTCAATCAAGGAGAAATAAGATGTTCGGTGCAACCGCATTCCCATCAGTCGATGAGTTAATTTCCATGGGGCTTTATCAACAACAGCTCGAGTTATTCGAGGGCACGATGATGGTCACGATTGATGAAGAATTTTTGTGTGACATCAAGGTCTGTTGGGGTCATGGAAAGAATGGAATCACCACATCAATGAAACATATTGACCATCCATCATTCACTGAAGTGAGAAACTTCCTTGGTGATGGTGGATATGTCAGCATCAAACGAGGTCACGTTAACGGTGACTCAGTGACAAAACCCTTTTACTTAAACAACAAACTTTTTAATGAGGGTGATCAGTTCGTCTGCGCTGTTGCGATGAAATGGCACCTTCAAACTCGTGGAGAATTAAATGCCTTATCCTAGTTGGACAGAAAACGGAAAAGATGGTTCGAGAACATCGGATGTCTATTCACGTATGTTGCAAGACCGCATTGTGTTCTTGATTGGCCCAGTCGGCGAAGACAACACAAACCACCTGATCGCTCAGCTTCTGTTGCTTGAATCAGAGAAGCAGAATGCACCAATCGTCATGTATATCAATAGTCCTGGAGGTGCGGTGACGCATGGAATGGCTCTTTATGACACGATGCAATATATCAAATCACCAATCCACACTGTCGTTCTGGGTCAAGCCGCATCAATGGCTTCCCTGTTGGCATGCGCTGGTGACAAACGCACAATCACTCAGAACTCCCGACACCTTATTCACCAGCCATTGGGCGGTGCAAGTGGTCAGGCTTCTGATGTTGAAATCCAAGCGAAGGAACTTTTACGTTGGAAGAAAACCCTCACTGAGATCTATGTGAAACACACTGGCCAGAAATACGAGACATTGGAACATGCAATGGATCGTGACAATATCATGACAGCGGAAGAATCGGTGGCTTATGGCTTGGCTGATGAAGTGATTCAGAACCGCGAGGAAATCTAAATGAAATATTTTACGAGTGAGTCGGTGAGTGCTGGTCACCCCGACAAAATAGCCGATCAAATCAGTGATGCCATTCTGGACGCTGCTCTTAAGGCTGGTGATCAAACGACCCGAGTCGCCTGTGAAACACTGGTCACGACAAATACTGTCATCTTGGCAGGCGAAGTGAAAAACTTCAATGTCAGTGACGAAGAAGTTGAAACTATTGTCCGAAATAAGGTCAAGGAAATCGGATACGAGCAGGAAGGATTCCATTGGAAGACCGTGAAGGTGACAAACCTGATGCATCGTCAATCCCCTGACATCGCACTTGGAACAGACGACTTCGGTGCTGGTGATCAAGGAATGATGTTCGGTTATGCAACCAACACAACCTCCACATATCTCGCGCCATCTCATCACTTCTCAAACCGAATCCAGGAAATCCTTCGATCAATCAGAGAATCATATGACTTCGGACCTGATGCAAAGTCACAGGTGACAGTTGAGTTCCATGACGGATTCCGAGACAAATTCCGAATCGATACCATCGTGATCTCTCAGCAGCATCATGGATCGATGTCAGTCGACTTCCTGCAAGACATTCTGATGAATGAAATCCTTCGTGACCCTGAGATCAAAGCCGCTGTTGACGATCAGACAATCTATCACATTAATCCGACAGGTATGTTCGTGATCGGTGGCCCTGATGGTGACGCTGGATTGACTGGACGAAAGATCATTGTGGACACATATGGTGGAGCAGCTCCGCATGGCGGTGGTGCGTTCTCCGGAAAGGATCCAACGAAGGTTGACCGAAGTGCTGCTTATATGGCACGTTGGTTAGCGAAAAACATCGTGGCGACCGGATGGTCTGAAGAGTGCACAATCCAGATCTCATATGCAATCGGAATCGAGGAGGCAACGTCATTGAGCGTGTCAACGATCGAAAATGACGGACGTGATCATGAGATTGAAAAATATATCGCGAAGGTGATTGACCTGAGACCGAAGGCCATCATTGACCGATTTGGGTTATTTGACTTCCATGAATACTCGAAGAACTCAGTCCTTGGACACTTTGGCGACAAAGATGTTCCATGGGAAAAATTAAATATGTTTTAATTCCGAAAAACATTTAAAAAAACTCGTGCAAAGCCTATAACAGTTACAAGTAAACAAAACAATGAATAAGGAATTGAAAAATGGCTCACGAATTAGAAATGATGAACGGCAAAGCAAACATGGCATACGTTGGCGAAGTGCCTTGGCATGGTCTTGGTACTCAGGTTGATGAAGGTATCAGCCCGATGGAAATGATGAAGGTTGCGGGACTTGACTGGGAAGTTGAGAAACGCGAAAACCTGTTCATGGACAGCCGAGGCATTCCGCACAACGCAGGCAACTTCTCGTTGGTTCGCGAAAATGACAATAAGGTCTTGACCACTGTTGGAAAGGACTGGAACCCAGTTCAGAACAAAGAAGCATTCAAGTTCTTTGAAGAGTTCTGTGAAGCAGGAAACATGAAAATGCACACTGCTGGATCTCTCTTTGATGGAAAGCGTGTTTGGGCAATGGCGAAAGTTGCATCAGACTTCACTGTCTTCGGTGATGATCGTGTTGAGGGCTATTTGCTCTTCAGCAACCCGCATATGTTCGGTCATTGTGTTGACGTTCGATTCACGCCAATCCGCGTGGTTTGCAACAACACCTTGACAATGTCCTTGAGTGACAAAGTCCAGAACTTCGCAAAAATCAATCACCGCAACGTGTTTGATCCATCAACAGTCAAAGAGATCTTGGGTCTTGCGTCTGTCCAGATGGATGAATACAAGAATGTGGCTGAATACTTGGGGTCAAAGCAGATCACTCAGTTCGAGTTGGAACGCTTCCTATCGAAGGTGTTCGGTGAGTCAAAGAAAGACGGTAAAATGGTTCGCTCTGCCGAGCAAGCCTTTGAGATCTTCGAGACTCAGCCAGGATCGGAGTTCGCTCCAGGATCATATTGGCAGGCATTGAACGCGGTGACTTATGTTACCGATCACGTTCTCGGTCGTTCGAGTGAATCACGCTTGAATAACATCTGGTTCGGTTCTCAGCGAAAGCGGAAGATCTCAGCTGTGAAACACGCCATTGCGATGGCAGGCGCGTGATCGGGTCAAAAAAGCTTGGGTTCGATGATGTGATGATCGTCCCAAGCCACAACGTCTTCCCCTCCTCGATGGAGTTATCCAATGCGGATTTCCCCTTCGCGACGGGAGGTGAATATGCCGGAACCTTTGAGATTGCCAATCACCTTTCTCAGTCTGAGAATATGGTTTACCTGAGACGTGGATACGACATCGAAGAGCTGTTTGACTTCTATTTCACCCCACGCCCCACGGTAATCTACACGATGAATACCTCTGAGTTGGAGCTTCATAAATGGAACTCGTTGAAGTCCAAGTTGCCGAAGGGTAACATCACTGATGTCTTCATTGAGGGCACAGTGGGCTTCGAATATCACGAGTTCGTTGAGAAGTTCCGGAGTGAGAATGCGGATATGACGCTTCACCTTGGAAGAGTTTGCACACCAGCAGCCGCGCTTTATATTGCACCGTTGGCGGACTTCGTTGTCGTTGGACAGCCGGAGAACGCTTTGGGTGTTGGCTATCCGGAGATGACATCAATCTTTGATTGTGTTCAGATTCTGGGTCAATATGATGCTGAGGTGATTGTGTGGGGAGCGAAGGGTATTCCTGAGATCATGAAGAGTTTGTTGGCTGGTGCGTGTCGTGTCGTGTCAACTGAGATCTTCGAGCCGCACCCAGAATGTTTCGGTGAGGTTGGTGTTGAGGATGGAACGATGTTTATTAAGCTAGGCAAAAATAAAATCGAGGTCTCCGGCACTATAACAAATACAGTAAAACAAGTTGTTGAAGAAATGACGAATGTGTATGAAGCTGTTGGGGTTTGCAATCTGAGCGACTTTCAACGATTAACTAAACTGATAAGAGTATAAAATGAAATTAACAAATAACGTAGTTTCCATCCTGAAGAACTTCTCCGGGATCAATCAATCAATCGTCGTGAAAGCAGGTTCAAACCTTCAGACGATCTCCAACATGAAAGACGTTTTCGCGAAAGTGGAAATCGAAGAGAAGTTCCCAGCGGACTTCGCGATCTATGACCTTGGTGAGTTCCTTGGTGTGGTGAATCTGTTCGAAGACCCAAACTTGGAGTTCGGTAAGAAGTCTGTCGTGATCTCGGAAGGAAGTGCCCGTCAGGAATACTTCTATGCTGAGCCGTCAAACGTGACTCAACCACCTGAGAATGGCGTGACATTGCCTTCCGTTGAAGTGAAAGCTCGTCTTTCTCGTCAGCAACTGGGTCAGCTTTTAAAGGCTGCGTCAACGAACGGCTCCACTGACTTGACGTTCAAGAATGGTGACGTGAAAGTCCATGATCGTTCCATTCCAAACTCAAACAGCTTCACGATTGAAGGTGTTGCTGATCATGAGGAAGACTATTCCTTGTCAATCCGTGTTGAATCATTGCGCTTGATCGCCGATGACTATGACATCGAGATCTGTGCGAAGGGTCTGGCCCGACTTGCTGGTGCGAGTGGCGTTGAATACTTCGTGGCTCTTCAGCCTGACGGAACATATGGCTCATGAGTCTAGCCCCTGAGGACAGGGAAATACTGGAAGACATGATTTTTGATGCACAAGTGTCTGCTGAGAAATACCTTGAAACCAAAAAGAACATCCACGAGCGTCTTCTTGAAATGAGTCTTGATGACTCAATGGGCTTCCTTCGGGAAGTCCGGGAAGACCTCCACGATGACCCAATGACCCCCATGTATAAACTTCACATGCTGGTCCCACTACAAACTATGAAACTAATTGAAATTAAGCGAGCCAAATAATGAATACTGATGAAATGAAGACAATCCGCAACTGCCTTGACGAAGTGATGGATTCAATGACACGTGTCGCTGCTGAACGTGATCTACAGAAAGAAATCACCTCACGAATCAAAGATGAGACCACCGTCGCCCCACGCGTCTTCCGAAAAATGGCCAAGACTGCCTTCGCTGCGAGCTTCTCTCAGGAGCAAGAGCTGTTCGAAGAGTTCGAGACCTTATATCAGGAAATCGTTGCGAGTGCTGGTGAATAAGAAGGACAGACTCTACATGCAAATCGCCGAACTCGTGAGTGAGCAATCATACGCGGTTCGTGCGAGGGTCGGTGCTGTCCTCGTGAGAGACGACAACATCCTTGCATATGGATACAATGGAACCCCGACTGGTCTTGACAACTGCTGTGAAGACGTGACCCAGTCGGGGGAACTTGTTACTAAAGCGGAGGTTCTCCATGCTGAGTCAAACGTCTATTCGAAGGTCTCACGATCAACTCAGAGTTCTGAGGGATCAACTCTTTACGTGACATTGTCCCCATGCTTGTCATGTTCCAAGATCATATCACAGAGCGGCACTCGTCGTGTGGTGTTCAGAACGAAATATCGCGAAACGAGCGGTATTGATCTCCTTGAAAAGATGGGCATTGAAGTCCTCCACATCCAATAAAAAACCCACCCAAACCACTATAACAGTTACACACAATAAACAACGGGAAACAAATAATGAGCAAAGAAGAATTCCTCTGGGTAGAAAAATATAGACCAGCCTCGATCGATGATTGCATTCTACCGAGTAACACGAAGAAGGTGTTTAAGACTCTCCGCGACAAAGGCGAGATCATCAATCTTCTGTTGTGTGGAACTGCTGGAACGGGTAAGACCACAATAGCTCGTGCTCTGTGTAATGACTTGGGTTGCGATTACATCGTGATCAACGGCTCGGAAACTCGTGGCATCGATATGGTGAGAAACCAAGTTGCAACGTTCGCGGGAACCATGTCCACCAACGGAAAAACCAAGGTGATCATCCTTGACGAAGCTGACTACATCACACCAGAAGCTCAGGCGGCTCTGCGTAACCTGATGGAGACATTCAGTAAGAACTGTCGTTTTATCATGACGTGCAACTTCAAACACAAGATCATTGAGCCATTGCACAGTCGCTGCTCGGTCATTGATTTCTCCATTGAGAAGAAAGACTTGCCTGGACTTCAAGTGGCGTTCGCGAAACGTGTCATTGGAATCCTTGAGAAGGAAAATGTTGAGTTCACGAATGGAGCAGTCCTTGAGGTGATCAAAACTCACTTCCCTGACAACCGCCGAATACTGAACGAACTTCAACGTTATTCAAACTTGGGTGAGAAGATCGACTCAGGAATATTGAAGTCAATCGACAGCTCAAAGGTGAAGAACCTTGTCGCAATGATGAAGACTGGAAAGTTCGCTGATTGTCGTCAGTTCATCGCTGACAACCCCAACCCTGATCAACTGTTCTCTGAAATCTACAAGGATATGTCTGAGTTGGTTGATGGTCAAAGCATCCCGACATTGGTTCTGATTTTGGCTGAGTATCAGCATCGTTCTGCGTTCGTGAGTTCACAGGAAATCAATCTGGCCGCGTTCGTTGTTGAGACCATGAAATCGGTGAAATGGAAATGATGTTGGACCTCTTTGGTGATGTGGTTGTGCTTGAAGACGAGATCGTTGACGTCAAAATCAAGAAACCAACCCCATTCACCTTCGTCGACAACATCGCGAAAAAGAAATACCCTGAGAGTCTTTATGGGTATTCCCCATTCATCGTGAACCTTGCACTGAGCCAGAATCAATCCGCTTTGATCTTCGCGAACGAAATGAACAAATATCACGCCTTGGGCGATCAGGAGCAGTTCGATTTTTTGTTCCATGCTCTCCCGAAGAAAAACCTTTATGCGAAATGGGCGAAGAAAACCAAGACTGCTGCTCTTGAAGACATCTGTGAATACTATGGGGTCTCAAAAACTGTTGGGATGTCATACGCTGGTGTCTTGTTGGATGATCAGATCGCGAAAATAAAGGAGTGGAACCGGAGCAGTAAGGGCGGTAAATCAATCAAGTGACCTTTTAATCACATTCTTTTAAACTAAATAGGATGTGACTTTCAAGGAAAATAAAAATAATGATTGAGCAACTATTGGAGATCGGTTTAGCGGAAAGAGATGACTTTCTCAAGATCATCGAAACCTTAACCCGAATCGGTATTACAACAAAAGACGGCAAACTTGTTCAAACCTGCCACATACTACACAAGCGTGGGAAATATTACATTTGCCATTTCAAAGAGCTTTTCTTGCTTGACGGCGTGAAGAAATCAGAGTTCACTGAGGAAGATATTCAGAGGAGAAACGCAATCGCGGGTCTTTTGTCTGAGTGGGGTCTCTGCACGATCATAGACCCTGAGAAGGCACAACCTGCCTCACTTTCCAGGATTAAGGTGGTTTCATTCTCAAACAAGGAAAACTTTATCCTCAAACAAAATTATACAATTGGTCAACGCCAAAAATAAATTTGTCCTGCGAATCACTATAACATCATTATGACTAAATTAGATTTTTACACAAACATCATGCAACGGGGGAACTTCCTGTATGTCCGAGGAATATTGGACGGAAAGGAAGTTCGTGATCGCATTCAATACTCACCGACACTTTATATTGATCACGTGAAGGATTACGGATTCAAGACGATTTACGGTAACAACATCAAACCTGTGGAGTTCGATACTATCGACGACATGAGGGACTTTGTCAAGCAACACAAAGGCTCAAATCTCGGTGTGTATGGCTTTCCATATCTCAACTATCAATACGCCTTGGATAACTACTCAGATTCAATCAATACTTGGAATCGAGATCATATCCGTCAGTTCAACATCGACATTGAAGTAATG